GAGCGCAGCTCCAGTGCCTCCACGATTATCAAAGGCGCAGCGCGACCTCGTCGAGGCCTATCGGCAAGGCTTGGGGACGCGCGCCGCCGACCGGTTTTCCGACGAACAAATATGCGGCGACGCGCTTGCCGTCGCGGCGCGCGTAAGCGCCGAGCTTGAGCAAATGCAGCGATCCGGCGCGTTGAAATCCGTGAATCAATCCTATCGCAGCTATCGCCTGGAAACCTCCGCGCGTGGCGAGCGGGCGCTGCCTTATGCGGCGTGGCTCGATCGCTACAAAGCCGGTCTCGTGCGCGAGATCGCCGCGAATCTACGCTGAGTTTTGCGAATCATCGTCGAGTGCGCGGTGAGGAAGACCAAAATGGCGCCGTTTGACCGCATGACGCGACAAAATTTTTTCCGCCGATCTTTCAATAACATAGTCCCCGTTTCGGTGACGATCGGTACCAAGCGCACTTGACGGTCCTTGTTTTCCGGCGCATTCCATCGCGCGCAGGCGGGCTTTGCAAAACTGCGCCCGCCGCACACTTCCAACAAAACAACTCGCCTCCGCAGCGCACCGCCGGCGCCGCCGCAATACTTGCTCGCAGCTCTAGCGTCGCAAGCACTGCGCCGCCGGCGCGCGCCGCGCGGGCCTCAGCGCAGGTGACACCGTGAGCACGCCAGGGAAAGTGAAATTTTTTAACGACACCAAAGGTTTTGGATTTTTTACCCGCGATGACGGTTCAGGCGACGTCTTCGTGCACCGCACGGATCTGCCCGCCGGCACCGGCCTTCTCTACGAGGGCCAGCCTGTCACCTTCGATATTGAGCGCACCAGCCGCGGGTTGCGGGCGACCAATATCGTGGTGGGGCAATAGCACACCGCGTTTAGCGGTAGAAGCGGGCACGCGTTGAATACCGCGCGCTGACAGGCCTCTCCTCGCTCCTCTCCGACATATGCCGCGCTTTGTTGGCCACGCCTTCGCGGGGATCGAAGAATGATTCCTTACAAGTCGCCGCTTGCAACAGCCGTGCCTCAGAGTGTGGAGGTCCGGCTCGAAATTCTCAAGGCAGCGCAGACACTAACTGAGAACGGGGAAGATCGGCTTCGCGAGCGGCGGCGAGCGATCGCGTCAATCCGCCACGACCTGGAAGAGATCACGCAAGACTTCCTCAAGCTGAGCCGTGGATTGCGGCCACAAATCCGAGAGGCCCTGCGCAAATACGGCTACAACCCCAATGAACCGCGAATCCCAAAGTACAATCCGGGCGGCGGGGAGTGGACGCGTGTTGCGGCTTCGGATGATTCAAACGAGGCATCCGATGCGGCAGAGCCCGGTTTTCCGTTTCAGAAATACGGGCGAGGGCATCATTGGGTGCCAAAAACCGTTTGGAAGGACCGAAAATTCCCGGAAAAGACAAAAAAATTCTTCGATAATGCGAAATCAGGACCGCTCGCGGATCCCACAGTGAATATAAACGATACCGAGCACATAGAATATAATAAGGCTGTAAATAAGCTACTTGACGAATTCATGAATAAGAACGACATCGCCGAGGATCAGATGACGCCAGCACAAGCAGAGCAGTTTGTGGAGGAGGTGAAGGGGTCCGCTGTTCCTCAGATACGCCAATTCGTGCTAAAGATTCAGCGGGAGGCGTTGAGATATTTCCGCTACTACGGACCAGGGGGACGAGGAGGTGGTCGTGGTGACCCAGAAGACTAAAATAGTAACCCGAGACCACATCGACTCGATGAGTGAGGAAGAGTACGACCGTCACCAGAATGCGCAATACGACGTATTTGTACGTCTCAGTGATCGCGTCGACGAGTTGCTTAAGCATTTTGGCCGTCCCGCCTTTGTGCCAGGCCAGCCTCTCGGCGACTATTCGGTGCATGGCGATTATAACGAATATCCTCAGGTCCACGTTTTCGTTCATAATCTCGAGCTGTTGCGGCCGCCGGCTGTCAAGGCCCTCCAGCAGCTTTTGCAGGAATTTCCCGGCTGGCAGATCGACCTGGGGGTCGGGCTATGGGACCATCTGAAAGACTGGCCCAATATGTGCCTTTCCATTCGTCAGAATGAAATTGTCGAAGATCTGCAGCGTCAATATTTTCCGAAGGAATATCAGGACCTCGCTTTTGAAAATTCTCGCCGCGGCTCGGTCTTCGACTGAGAGCGCCAGAAATATTCTGCCGCGTTGACGATATCCCATCCGTCCCCGTGCGCGCTCGGATTGCTCCAGGATTTGAGCGGCTAAAGTAGAAGGAACAACCACGCTGGACGCGCCGGACGCGAATGGAAAATGCAAACAGTCCGTCTCGAACCGTCGTCAGCCAGTTAATCCTCACTCCGAAACAAGCCGAAGCCAGAGAGCTGCTGCATGGCCATCACCGGCACATTCTCTTGGTCGGCGGCGCCCGCTCCGGCAAGACCACGCTCTTGGTCAACGAGATCGCCGTACGCGCCGCCAGTTCCGAGAACTCGCGCCACGCCATCCTGCGGCTTCGCGCCAATGCGGCTCGCGCATCGATCGCGCTCGACACGCTGCCAAAAGTGTTCAAGCTCGGCTTTCCCGGAGAGGTGCTGAAATACCATCGCGCCGACGGTTACTTCTCGCTGACCAACAAATCCGAGATCTGGATCGGCGGGCTCGACGACGCCGGCCGCATCGAGAAGATCCTCGGCCGCGAATATGCGACCATCCTCTTGAACGAGTGCTCGCAGATTCCCTATTCGTCGGTGGTGATGGCGCTGACGCGGCTCGCCCAGGTCGTGCCGGGCCTGACGCAGGCCGCTTATTACGATCTCAACCCGACCAACAAGGGCCACTGGACCAACATCCTGTTCGGCGACAAGCGCGATCCGGTGTCGCGCCAGCCGCTCGACGACCCCGACAATTACACGCGGCTGTTTCTCAATCCGGCCGACAATACGCACCTGACCGGCGATTACCTGCAAAGCCTGGCGCGGCTGCCGGAGCGGCAGCGCAAGCGCTTCTACGAGGGCGTCTATATCGACGATCTCGACGGCGCGCTGTTCAGCTATGAGGTCATCGCGCGCGACCGGGTGGCCGAGCTGCCGCGGGCGCGCCGGGTGCGCATCGTGGTCGCGGTCGATCCGTCGGGCGCTTCCGGCCAAGACGACGAGCGCGCCGACGAGATCGGCATCGTCGTTGCCGCACGCGGCGACGACGGCCATGCTTATGTGCTCGCCGACCGCTCGCTGCGCGATGCTCCCGCCGCGTGGGGCCGCGCCGCGGCGCATGCCTATCATGAATACGACGCCGACCGGATCATCGCCGAGGAGAACTTTGGCGGCGAGATGGTGCGCTTTGTCATCCGCGCCGCCGACGCCAATGTGCCGGTGCAGGTGATCACCGCCTCGCGCGGCAAAGTCTTGCGCGCCGAGCCGGTCTCGGCGCTCTACGAACAGGGTCTGGTGCACCACGTCGGCCGCTTCGCCATGCTCGAAAATCAGCTCTGCGCCTTCACCACGGGGGGCTATCGCGGCGAGGGCAGCCCCGACCATGCCGACGCGCTGGTCTTCGCCATCACCGAGCTGATGCTCAAGGACCAGGCGGCGATCCTGGAATTCTATCGGCTGCAGGCCGAGGAGCGAAAAGTAGATCGGAAAGTTGAGGCCGAGCCGAAGTCGCAGCAGGCGTGTCTAGAGGAAGGGAAGCCCGCACCGTTTGTCAGGCTCATACCGCCGCAAGCGATTTCCGCTGTTCACGGTATGTCCGGTACATTATATATAGCTGCAGCCGACGGCGTCGTTGCCGTGAGCGAGAAGGATGCCGAACCACTGATCGCAACGGGATTTACTATTTTCACTGGGGCAACAAAGGGCTCACTATGATGGCAGTGCCCACCGATCGAATTCTCTATTGGCCGACTACGCTCGCTGTGGCCTGGGCGATGCTCTTTATATGGTCCAATACTTTCGGGGGCGGCGGGGCTTTTCTAGACCCGTTATTGGTCTTTTTTTGCGGACTCGTGTGCGCAGGCGCAGGCATAATCGCAAGCTTCGCCGCGCTATTCGAAGGCTCCTGGCGGAGGCTGTTATCGCCGATCGTTTTGCCTTTGAGCATTGCCATTTTCGACTTCAATCTGAAAGCAGCACAAAGACTCGCATATCAGTTGTTGATGGCTATCTACACACCAATGTGACCACAATGCCGAGATTGTCCGGTGATTAATCTTGTAAATCGATCTCTGCAGAGCAAAGAGTAGCCCGGCGCATCGTGAGATTTCGCGCTTGCACTAAGCGAGAAGGGCGCGCTGAACTTTTGATGACGCCATGATCATTGCCAGCCGATCCTTGAAATTGCGTCGAGACGAAATCGAGACGGATGTCGCGGTGCGAATTTTTGCGCCGCAGCCGGATCAAGAGCACTGGTCATGCAGATACGAGATCGATTGGCCCGAAGGCACGCGCAAATTCGCGGCCGAAGGACATGATTCAGTGCAAGCACTGATCCTTGCGCTGAAAATGGTCGGCACGGAAATCTACATCAGCGATTACCACAAGTCGGGAAACCTGAGCTGGGATGTGCCCGGCCAGGGATACGGTTTTCCGGTAGCCCAGAATATTAGGGATCTGCTCGAAGGCGACGACGCAAAATATCTTTAGCCGATCGATCACCCCCGACCGAAAATTTTGTCCACCGATTCAGACCAAAGCCAATAACGTAGCGACCTAGCCTGCATCTATTCAACGGGCTGGCCCGCGCCTCGGCTTCTAGGCGGCGAGCAGCGCGATATCTCATCACGCCCATGGCTTGATCGAAGTGCGGCGAGAAGCACGCCAATGCCGTGCCCGCCCACCGTTTACCGCAAATCACCGAAACAGCGAACGAAGGAGACGCGACTATGGCGAATACGATTTTATTGAAGGCGCCGGCTGGCGCCAGCCAAATTATCACGACCGGGCCGTTGAACAGCGGCAATGTCTATACGGTCGACAGCAACGGCTACGTCCTGGTCGACCCGCGCGATCAATTGGAGCTGATGCGCGCCGGCTTTTCGCTCGCGCCGCAGCAGTTGAATTGCCGCGATAATCTGTCCGCGACGTCCGATCCAGGCGTGGCCAATGACAATACCCAGGATTACGGTCCTGGTTCGATCTGGGTGAACACGTCCAATCTCCGCGTCTGGATGTGCATCGCGAACGGCACTGGCGCCGCCGCCTGGGCGCTCGACGGCGTGCAGCCCGGCGTCGGCATCGAACCGTCGAGCATGGTCACGCAGTTCGGCAGCGGTTCGGCGACCTTTCCGGAAGAGGGCAACATCAACCGCCAGATCAGCTCGGCCGGCGTCACGCCGGGCGCGACCGGCGCCGACAATGTCCTTGCGGTCTATGCGCTGCCGTCGAATTCGTTCGATCAGGCGCTGCGCGGCCTCACGATCACCGCGGCAGGCTCGTTCGCCGCGAACGCCAACAATAAGCGGGTCAAGATCATCTACAATCCGGCGACCGCAGCCGTCGGCTCGACGGTCGGCACCGGGGGCACCACGATTTGCGATACCAACACGATCACGACCAATGGCACCGGATGGCAGCTGCAGGCGACCGTGTTCAAATATGGCGCCGCCGGATCGAATACGCAGATCGGCATCCATAACCAGGCGCAGATCGGCGCCGCCGTCGCCTCGATGTTGGCGCCGTCGCTGATTGCGGCAACGGAAAATAATGCGATCAACATCGCGGTCACAGGCAATGCCACGACGGCAACGGCCGACATTGTCTTCAATTGGCTTGAAGTCAATGCGATGAACTAAGGCGCGTTCAATCTGAAGTCCTGAACTTGAACTTCGAAACATGCCGACGTGGAGCGTCATCCGCCTCGGCATGCACGGCCCGCTTTGCGCGGGCCTGATCCGCGTTGCGTCCTTTCGCGCCCGCCGTTAGCGCCCCCATGCGTCTTCGTCTTCTCTCCGGCGGAACGCATCGCTTCCGGTCGGCGGATTAGCGCAGGGACGGCGCGGGTCGCCGGGTCGGAGCGCCCGTCGCATTTTCGACGGCAGCGCTCCGACCCACAATTTCCGTGCGCCGCAAGGGGCTGCCCTCTCAACCAAATGGGATCGAAATGAGCGAGCCAACCCGCGGCGCGGGCCAGCCGAGCTGGCCGTTGTCGCCCTATCAGGTTCAGGTGTCGTATAGCGGCAACACCGCGAGCGCCGGCATCGCGCGTGGCACCGGCGCGGATTGGTTCGGCCCGCTCAATCCGCTCACGCCGATCGCGCCGCCCGATATCGCCGGCCGGCGCTTCGATTTTCCGGCCGGCTACAATCTCGTCACCCGGCCGCGCGCCTACGAGCCGATAGGCTTTACCGAGCTGCGCGGTTTTGCCGACGCCTACGATCTCCTTCGCCTCGTCATCGAAACGCGCAAGGACCAGATGGAGCGCCAGCGCTGGCGCATCCGGCCGCGCGATCCGAAGTTGAAGCGAAAAACCGCGGCGATCGACGCCGACATGAGTGCGCGCGTCGCGGCGCTGGAGAGCTTTTGGCAAAAGCCCGACGGCGTGACGCGCTGGAAGACCTGGCTGCGCTCGCTGCTCGAAGACATGTTCGTCATCGACGCGGCGACGCTCTATTGCCAGCGCACCCGCGCCGGCCAGCTGTTCGCGTTACAGCAACTCGACGGCGCCACCATCAAGCGCGTGATCGATGACTGGGGCCGCACGCCGCAGCCCTATCGCAATCCTACCCCTCTCCCGCTTGCGGGGGAGGGATGGGAGGGGGACTGGATTTATCCACCTGCCTATCAGCAGGTGCTCAAGGGCCTGCCCGCGGTCAATTACTCGGCCCGCGACATCGTCTATCGGCCGCGCAATGTCCGCGCCCACCGGGTCTATGGCTATTCGCCGGTGCAGCAGGTGCTGATGACGGTCAACATCGCGCTGCGCCGCCAGCTCTGGCAGCTCGATTATTTTTCCGAAGGCTCGATCCCCGACGCGCTGATCGGCGTGCCGCAGGGCTGGACGCCCGACCAGATCAAGCAGTTCCAGGATTATTGGGACACCGAGTTCTCCGGCGATCTCGCCAAGCGCCGCCGCGCCAAATTCGTGCCGGGCGATACCGCCGCCAAGGTGGTGCAGACCAAGGAGCCCGAGCACAAGCAGGATTTTGACGAGTGGCTCGCCCGCATCATCTGCTACGCCTTCTCGGTGCCCCCGCAATGGGCCACCAAAGCGATGAACCGGGCCACCGCCGATAACCAATCCGCGCAGGCCGAGGACGAAGGCCTCGAACCTACCAAAGAGTGGGTCAAGGACCTGGTCGACGAGATCATTGCCGAAGAGTTCGCCTCGCCCGATCTCGAACTCGTCTGGCTCGACGAGGACACCGACGCCAAGGAAGCCGAAGCGCAGCTCGAAGCCCGCGTAAAGCTCGGCGCCGTCACGCTCAACGAAATGCGCGACAGCCTCGGCCTCGACCCCTTCGACAACTCCGCCGCCGACCGCCCGATGGTGCTGACGGCGACGGGGTATGTGCCGATCGAGGCAGGTGTGGGCGGAGAGGGAGCAAGTCCGTCAAGTGCGGACGTCCAAGCGACCCCTGTCGTCGAGAAATATAGCGCGGACCAGCTCTGTGTGCCGGCGGGAAATCCCGGTGGTGGTCAGTGGACGACGGATGGCGTGAGCGAAACCACGAGTAACACAAATACCGCATCAAATATTGACGATGACGCTCGGGCTGATCAATCAGTTGATGATACGAATCGCCCCGTTCTTGTCGCGCAAAACCTCCCCTGCGACGGATTCTCCGGAGGCTGTCAAAGTGGGGGCACTTATGGTACGAATGCAATGTATCACATCAGCGGTCTACACCTATGTAGAGACTGTGCCGTAAAAATGTTGGGTGTCCAGACTGAATCATCTCGTGAGCAGACTCGGACACTCAGTCCCTTCCAGATACAGGGAAAGTAGTCAGTCATGATTGATCGCGACACTTGTCTCAGAGACCTATGTGTTGGCGATATCTTTCATGCTGAATATCCTAATGGGGCAAGTTGCATTTGCTTAGTCCTGTCGGTCAGCGAAACGACGATTCAGGCGAGACGCGTCACTACCCAAGAGAACCTATCATTCAATCGCCGGACCGGAGTCGAGGAGGTAGCTGCCGATCAGCCGCAAGCAGTCATAGACTCAGTGACCGCTCTTCCGCCGGAAGTCCACAATACATTTTTAGAAATGAACAAAAAATACGAGACCCTGATGTCAATGGACGAGGCTTCAAGATTTGAAGATTTGGAGCGGCACAAACTGAGCGAGGCCGAAAAGAAGGCTTTAATTTTTGTATATTCACATTACGCCTCAAATCGATTGCCGGCAGCTTAAACACTAAACTTGGGGCAATCGCGCACGAGGCGCTAGAGTCCACTAAAGCTTCGAACTACAATGTTTGACCCAGGCGTGAAGGGGGATGACATGTCGATGGAGCTTCGCGTTTTCTCTGATAGACAGCTCAACTCTATTGCTGAGTGGCAGTCCGCAATCGACGCTGAAGCATTTTCCCTTCGGTTGGCGGATGAAACGCCACTGGACGCAGTCACGGGCTTTCTGCCTTCATATCTGCAGGATAGGTTGACGGGATTTGAGTGTAGTCATTGGAACTCAACAGAGGTGATGGCTGATTATCCTAACGTCGACTTCGGCCATCGATGGAAATACGTGCTTGCATTCCGGTGGCTTGGAAGCAAACGGGACGAAATGCGAGCGGCCTGGATGGCGGCGACTGCATATGCCCGAGCTACAAATGGAGTGCTTTTTGATGAATTGGATGGCAGGGTCCGTACTCCTGAGCAGGCTTTGGAAGTGGTGCGTGATCTCGAAACTGACGACCAGGCCATTGTTGATGCCGCCGTGAAGGAGGTGCATCGAAGACTAGGATTGCTATCGTAAGGGCTTTATCATTTCTTCAAATTCGCGGTCACCCGCGCGGGCCAGCTCTTTGCGCTGCAGCAGCTCGACGGCGCCACCATCAAGCGCGTGATCGACGATTGGGGCCGCACGCCGCAGCCCTATCGCAATGCTAACCCTCTCCCGCTTGCGGGGGAGGGATACGAGGGGGAATGGATTTTTCCACCCGCCTATCAGCAGGTGCTCAAGGGCCTTCCCGCCGTCAATTATTCGGCGCGCGACATCGTCTATCGGCCGCGCAATGTGCGGGCGCACCGGGTCTACGGCTATTCGCCGGTGCAGCAGGTGCTGATGACGGTCAACATCGCGATGCGCCGCCAGCTCTGGCAGCTCGATTATTTTTCCGAAGGCTCGATCCCCGACGCGCTGATCGGCGTGCCGCAGGGCTGGACGCCGGATCAGATCAAGCAGTTCCAGGATTATTGGGACACCGAGTTCTCCGGCGATCTCGCCAAACGGCGCCGGGCGAAGTTCGTGCCCGGCGATACTGCCGCCAAAGTGGTGCAGACCAAGGAGCCCGAGCACAAGCAGGACTTTGACGAGTGGCTCGCCCGCATCATCTGCTACGCGTTTTCGGTGCCCCCGCAATGGGCCACCAAAGCGATGAACCGCGCCACCGCCGACAATCAATCGGCGCAGGCAGAGGACGAAGGCCTCGAACCTACGAAAGAGTGGGTCAAGGACCTGATCGACGAGATCATCGCCGAGGAATTTAACTCGCCGGACTTGGAACTCGTCTGGCTCGACGAGGACACCGATGCCAAGGACGCCGAGGCGCAGCTTGAAAGCCGCGTAAAGCTCGGCGCGTTGACGCTCAACGAAATGCGCGACGTCCTCGGCCTCGACCCCTACGCCAACCCCGCCGCCGACCGCCCGATGGTGCTGACGGCGACCGGCTATGTATCGATCGAGGCGGGTGTGGGAGGTGGCGGCGGAAATGCCAGCGCGAAGGGGCAGAGCGCTAACGCCGGAGCAGAAATTTCGAAGACTGCGCTTGTAAAAGCCAGCCCCGATGATCCGGAGCATCCGGGATGGCCTGCCGGGACGCCTGGAGGCATAGGCGGCCAGTTTCGGCCCAAGGATGAGGACGGGGGCGAGCCGCCGCACAATGCAGCGAATATCGTCGAGGCAACATCCCATCAGCCCGTTCAATACGCTGCGATCGACGGCGGCACGCGAACTGACGTGACACCGGGTTCGACAGGTGACGACGCACACGTTTTGCCAGGTAATGAGTATGCCGCTTACAAAAGGTTTGATCTGACACTAAACGATTTTATTGACCTTACCAGTCTAAAGCTGTCGATTCTCTTTGAGGTTGTGATTGACGAAAACCCACCGTCGTCGGGCATGACGCCGCAACAATACGGTACATTTGTTCATTTGGAGTTCGCCGACGCCGTAAGGGCAGCACAACTTCCTAGCATATCATACGTTGATGTTGAAACTACTTTTCCCGAGGGACAGCCGTATGCCTCTCCGGATAGTATTCGAACAGACGTCGTGTTGCGAAATACCGAGGGCAACATCATTGCGATATATGACATAAAGACTGGCGCCAGCGGCCTGACTGCTGCCAGGGCCTCCGAACTTCGGGCTAAGACAGGAGCGTCGGCCATTACGCCCGTGGTTGAAATTCGCATGGAAGGCATACTATTAAAAATGCGGACATCTCTCACCAGCCTTCCCGAGTCGAAGCTCTCACGTGTTGGCATTGGAGGAGTTTGATTATGGCGATGGAGCTCTGGGTCCTCTCCGACAAGCATTTAGGCTCCATCGCAGAGTGGCAGACGGCGATCAATGCTGAAGGATTTCCTTTGGCGCTTTCTGATGAAAGGCCGCTCGACAAGATCAATGGCTTCGTGCCGGCGCGCCTTCGCGGACAGTCAACTGGATTCGAGTGCAGTCATTGGTCTGCGGCGGAGTTTATGCACGACATGTCAAAGGTGGACTTTGGCCACGTGTGGAAGCATATCCTTGCATTTCGTTGGCGCGCTGATTTCAACGAACTGAGAGCCGCCTGGATTGCAGGTTCTGCATATGCACGTGCGACCGACGGCATTGTTTTTGATGACCAAGAGACCAAAATTCGTAACGCGGCCGAAGCTGTGGACACAGCGCGTCGCGAATACGAAGCGCCCGATCCAGACATCGGCTCTTCAGTTGATCGGGTCTTACGAAGAGTTAAACTAAGGCCCGATTGGTCCCAGAATGGTACTTGATTAGGTTTCAACACGGCGACGCTGTATTGCCAGCGCACGCGCGCCGGCCAGCTGTTCGCGCTGCAGCAGCTTGATGGCGCCACCATCAAGCGAGTGATCGACGGTTGGGGCCGCACGCCGCAACCGTATCGCAATCCTAACCCTCTCCCGCTTGCGGGGGAGGGCGAGGGGGAATGGATTTTTCCACCCGCCTATCAGCAGGTGCTCAAGGGCCTTCCCGCCGTCAATTATTCGGCGCGCGACATCGTCTATCGGCCGCGCAATGTGCGGGCTCACCGGGTCTACGGCTATTCGCCGGTGCAGCAGGTGCTGATGACGGTCAACATCGCGTTGCGCCGCCAGCTCTGGCAGCTCGACTATTTTTCCGAAGGCTCGATCCCCGATGCGCTGATCGGCGTGCCGCAGGGCTGGACGCCGGACCAGATCAAGCAGTTCCAGGATTACCCCCTCCCTTCCCTCCCCCGCGAGCGGGGGAGGGAAGGGAGGGGGGTTCTCCGGCGATCTCGCCAAGCCGCCGCCGCGCCGAACTCGTGCCGGGCGACGCCGTAAACGGCGTGCATCCAAACGGGTTGAGATAAATGATCCCTCACAGGTCACATCACGAATTTGCCATCCCCAAAACCTTGGAGGCGCGACTCGAAATCGCGAAGGCAATCCGCACGCTCGCGGCCCAGGACGAAGACGACCGGCTTCGGCGGCGGCGCGCCGAAATAATCGCTCTTCGCCGCGATCTGCAACACCTTGCGCAATCGCTTCGCGAAGTGTCTCGCGAATGTGACCCGCGGGCGCGGTCCTATGTCCTGAAATACAGTCCCGACCGGCCGCCTATGTGGGCCGGCAATCGCGACGGCGTACAATGGACGCCGCGTATGCGAGCGTCGCTTCTGAAGGCGAGTCCCGATGATCCGGAGCATCCGGGCTGGCCCGCTGGGGCGCCAGGAGGCATCGGCGGCCAGTTTCGACCGAAGGACGGTGAGAGCGGCGACACGTCGATTGGCTCAGCGGAGGGAGCCGAGACCCTTCCGGTGATCAAACCATCGTTGCCAGCTAGTGATTTCCAAGTCGCGCAGTCATTGCCCCCCGCGCTTCTATTTGAAGAACCTCCGCTAGTAGTTCGCCCTCCTTTCCCGGCGTTTCCGAGGGATCCCACTGTTCCTCCCGGTCCGGGTTTCGAATGGTATGGGCGTCCCGGGAGCCAGCCTGGGGACCCTTCTGGAAACTGGTATAATCCACAGACCAACGAAAGCTTGCGCCCGGACATGAATCATCCCTCGCCACTTGGACCGCACTGGGATTACAAAGCGCCCAACGGAGAGTGGTACCGCTGGCTTCCGGATGGCACTCTGGAACTAAAATCATAAATCAAGCACTTCCGAGGTTTCCATGAATCTGACGGAAATCGACTTGGGCGAGGAAGGCAAAGAGTACGTCTCTTCCTGCTTAAGACAAGGAACGGGACTATGCTTGAAGATTCTCAGAGGACTGGATCGAGGCGGAGATGTGTTTGCGCCATTGCCTGCGGCTACACCTCTGAAGCGCGCCCGGCAGTTCGAGGTAGGCGGACTAATGTCGCGGAGCGAGACCGGCGCGTGGTTTGAGCGTCACGTCGAACAATTGAGTGGCCGTACTGGCAACGGCACTCTCGTGTTTCAGGATGTATGGGCAACACCGCGTGATTTCCCGGCACCATGTGACGGCATGTTCGTCGACTCGTCCAACGTTTACTACGCGCTCGGTCCTCATGAGATCACTGCAGCGACAATCTCGTCAACAATGCGCCGAATAACGAGCTTTTTGTTCGTTTCTGTCTTTTGCGATTTTAGCTTTCGTACGGAAGACATGCCTCCGAGGCCCATCGTGGGGGAGACTATAACCGACGAAATAGCGAATAACGCACTGGAAGTGTTCATAAGTGCGTATGACCAAGAAGGACTGGTTGTCTGGGTTAGAAAAGATTAGCCGTCAATTATTCGGCGCGCGACATCATCTATCGGCCGCGCAATGTGCGCCACCATGGAATCCAGATCCCTTCGTTCCAGTCATGCCGATCGACCCGAATGCTTAAAGCCACGACAGGCGTTTCGCTCAGCGGCGGAAACGCCGCCTGAACCAGAAAAGTCTGCACCAGCTGATCTTCACCGGCGCGCAGCGGGTAAACGTAGGTGCCGCTACCGACCACGGAGTGAGAGACGACGACGGTTGCGACCGGAGCCTGGCCGGCATTACCTCTTTGAACCGACAGATCGATGTCCGCGGACGAGCACGTCTCGACCTGGCGATGTTATCGTGCCGCTATTTTCGTCCAGCCGTCGCCGGAGCCAAATCGCCACGACTTCATCACCCGTTCGGCGGATCTGTTTGCCACGGCCACGGGAACGGATCGACTTGTGCCGCGCGGCGTGGATCGGTGTGGTACGGAGTCGGGAACGGACCGACCTGATATCCATGGCGCGGATCGGTTTGCCAGGGAGTTCCGAACGGATCGACCTGATATCCACGGCGCGGATCGGTTTGCCAGGGAGTTCCGAAGGGATCGACCTGATATCCACGGCGCGGATCGGTTTGCCAGGGAGTTCCGAACGGACCGACCTGATATCCACGGGGCGGATCGGCTGAATCAGACACGGCAGCAAGCGCCGTGAGAAATTGCCCGGCGTGATAGAGCATCGCGGTGTGGGGTGACTTGAACGACAAATCCGCCGGCCCAGGAGATGAAGGTCCGGAGGGCCCGCCTTGCATCAGCATTTTGCGGTATTCGCTGCGATGTTGCGTGCGGACTTCGAGGGTGAAGAAATTCCGCGCTTTGACCATTGAACCAAATATTTCCTTCACCGAGTTTCCGTTGCTGACGATCTGATAGCCGTTCTGCAGCGTCTGAAATGGCCGAGAAACCTTCTTCAGGTAATCGAACTGGACCGATCCCGGCTTGTGCCAGGATTCAAAGAACGACGGGTACACGAAGTCGCTTACCGAAATGCCGTCAATCTCATATTCTTCGTCTTCGACGGCATCGCACATCTCGTAAGCGTAGAATCGGCCATCCGTACTCTGCGCCCACAGCTGTGCGCCGGGATCGATCATCATTTCCAGGAATTCATGTGAGGCGGTGACGCTCACTTTTTGGCCGGCGGCAATTGTCGTCTTGACGAATACCTTCGATATCGGCTGTCCATTCTTGGTGAGGTCATGATACCCCAGGGCATTTGCAGCATCGGCGTCATCAAGAAAAACAACCTGCCATTCCTCGGGCTTCGGTTTATCTGTGACGTATAGTTTGGCCGGGTATCCCCACACCGGCACGAAGTCCCGCTCCATCTGCTTTTGCAGCGCTGCAACCAGCTTGCCAAGATCCACGCCGAGCGGTGTTTTCGCCAGATTTACGAAAGCTACGGTCGGAAATCGTCCTTGATTGAAAGCAACCCCTCTGGTGGATGCGCTTGGATTTCTAGCCACGGGAGACCTCCTCGGTCATGGAATCGTTGTAATTTGAATCTCGCGGCTCCTCATTTGATCGACGGCCGTGAGGGCGAGAGCTTCGCCGCTGGTGCGCGGCCGTGCGATTACGCTGTTCCCAATTGCAACTCCGGGTCCAAAAAGGGCCGCGTTTCCTGTTAGCCCCGGTGTTTTAGAGGATGTCGAGATTGCCGGCCCCTGGAACAGATAGCCTTGGAGTAAAGCGAGGCTTGCGGCCCCGGAAGGCTGTAAGGCGAGTGCGACGTATACTTTGTGTGTGTCCACCCGCTTTGCCAAGCCCGTTACCGCCGCATCCGCGAATTGGAAGCTCTTTTTGATAGGGCTAAATGTGAGTTTCGGGTTTGCCGAAGCATCTATGGTCGTCGTAAATATCAGTTTCTCGGTATAAGTCGCAGCGTTCTGCGCGGCGTTCTGCGAAGCGTTCTTTGCACCATTCTGCGCGCCGTTCTGTGCACCGTTCTGTGCACCGTTCTGTGCACCATTGCCCTGATTCGCGCCTCCGGCCGCTGAACCGAGGCTTGTGAAAGTGTTTAAGTTAAAGAACGTCTGTACCGTTTTGACGACGCCAATTTGGCCTGCAATCGGATAGATGTAGTTCGCACGAGGAAGCTGTGCTTCGCCGCAATAGGGCACGCCGTGCTGAGTCACGCTTAAGTTCGTGAGCAGGCTGCCTAGCGTATCGGTCATGGTGAATACTTGTTCGTTCGATCGCTCCCGATTAGCGTCAGCGGTAGCGTTGAGCGTGAATTTCGCAAACCATGGTCCAAGCCAGTCCAAGACCGTACCGAGATTATTTGTCTCGTCCATTGTCAGGTCGAAGCTGTAAGCAACAGCGGTGGCATAGATCGTATTCAAATAGGCGCGCACATAAGCATACTGTCTGATCTTGGTGTCGTAAAACAAGTTAGGCGTGAAATAGCTGATATCCTCCCGACCGTCACCAAATCGGGCCCACAGCTGCTGGGCCTCCGGGTCTGGCGCTTCGTACTGGGTGCCCTCCGCAAGAGATTGAATGTATGCGAGCACCTGCTCTTTCGCTGCTTCGCGCGTTTCACAGCGGACCTGCCTTGCGATGTCATAGGTTGTGACCCCGGTGACGTCCTCGGGCTCCGGATGGAGTGCGCATCCCGCCATCAATAACGCCGCCGCGATCGCCGCAATTGATCTCTTACCCATGTCCTTGCCCCCATGCGAAGCACGGCTTCGTGTTGTTCGTAACGTCAAAGTCTGATGAGCTTTGGACGGCGGCAGACGGCGCGGGAGATTTGTACGCAAGCGCTGCGAGACCCGCATCCGTCAGACGCGAATGGTCTGCGAGCAACGCGCACAGCAATACGAATACGGACGCTAACGCCCGACCGCCCCACACAGTAGCCCCCACCAATCGCCACGCCCCATTCCCGGCGACCAGAGAAGCCGACTTTGAGTTGAACAATCGGGCGTGTCAATAGCGAGACGCGCAACTGACGACTTTCGTCGAGCGGCGGCCAAGTCGCATTCAGCGCTCCCTTCTCCAACTACGCTGCAGGAATAACGCAACAAGGAGTGCCCCATGGACGACATGAAAATCTTCGTTCCCATTACCAAGATCGACGCTGCGCAGCGCCTGGTTTACGGCGTCGTCACCGCCGAGGCGCCGGATGTTTCCGGCGAGGTTTGCGATTACGCCTCGACCAAGCCGCAGTATCAGAAATGGTCGCACAATTTCGCCAGCGTTACCGACGGCAGGAGTTTTGGCAATCTGCGCGCCATGCACGGCCATGTCGCGGCCGGCAAGCTCGTCGAGATCGCCTTCAACGACGAGCAAAAACGCATCGAGATCTGCGGCAAGGTGGTCGACGACGCCGAATGGCAGAAGGTGGAGGAGGGGGTTTATACCGGCTTCTCTCAGGGCGGGCGCTATCTCAAACGCTGGCCGGATCCCGACGAACCCGACTTGATGCGCTACACCGCCGAGCCGCTCGAAGTATCGCTGGTTGATCACCCCTGCCTGCCGGAAGCGACCTTTGCGGTGATCAAGGCGGACGGCTCGACCGAGCTGCGCAAGTTCAGGTCCACCGCGGCGCTCGGGAAGATTGGCGCGCGCCACGCCAAAGCCGACAAGGAACGCATCAAACAATCGCACGATCTTCTGGTCGCGCTCGACCCCGACTGCTGCGCCGCCGCCGGCATTCCCGGCGCCAATGTTCATGCCAAGCCGAAGTTTTCGCCGCAGGCGGGCGAGGGCGCTGCCGACCTTGCCGACGACGATGACGAAAGCACGGAGAAGGTCGCAAAAAATCTCGAACGCGCCGGGGATCGCACATTGGCAAAAGCGCTGCACGGGCTCACTGCGCGGCTCGACGAGATGACGGCGCGGGTGAAGAAAATCGAGGATCAGCCGCTGCCGCTCGGCACGACCTCGGTGCGCGTCGCCGAAAAGACCGACGACACGATCTTCCCAAAGCCTGAAGCTCTGCTCGACCAACCGGGCGCGCTAGAGGCGCTGGCCGAAGCCGCCATCCGCAAGGCGCAGTCGCGGCCGATGCGGGCGATACCGGGATTCAAGCCGCGGCAGGGATAGTTTGCCCGCACTTCCGCGGCGCGGGATCGCAAATGCAGTCGATCGCGCGGTCAGACAGAGATGGCGCGGGAATGAATCCCTGCAGATCGACACTACTGACCGCCGTGCCCCGACGCTGGAGAAGCGGCTCGAAGTCATGAACGCGATCCGCTCGCTTACCGCGCGACGGGGACGACCAGCTTCACAAGCGCCGAGCGGAAATCGCCGCGTTGCGCGGCGACCTGGAAAAGCTGAGGCAGGACGCGCTGGAGCTCTGGCGCCTACGCGAGCCGCAGGCCCGATCTTACGTCATCACGTACAATCCCGATGAGCCGCGCGTACCGGCGGGTAATCCGGCCGGCGGGCAATGGATGAACGATGCGGAAACAGCGCTGCTTAAAGCTAGCCCTGACAATTCGAAGCATCCGGGCTGGCCGGCCGGCACGGCCGGCGGGTTAGGCGGCAAGTTTCGGCCGAAAGACGGACACGAAGACGATAAATCCGGCAGTTCAGCTGATATCGATGTGCATTCGATTATCGCGACAGCGAGAAGGCTCAATATTGCGACCGCCTCTAACGCGTACCAAACATGTCTAAGTCTATGCTATCCCTTCTTGAAAGATTTTAACCGGCGGGAAGCGACCGCAACACGTGGGACTTCCATAAGTGTATGAACGCTTGCTTGGGCCGTTGAATGGAGTCGCGCATGGACATTGAAACGGCAAGAGAGGTAGCTCGCGCAGCATTTCGCAGCAGCACTGAGCTGCAAGGTCTGCTCGTACAATTAAAGCAGCGGTGCAGTCCGGACGAATACCAGGATTATGCACGCGAAATTGCTGCCGTGGTGGATGCAATTGGCGTGAACTTGATAAACAAAGCGATAGCAGGCCATCCGGAGTTGAATTCCGAAATTGAAGCCAGCATAGCAAAGCAAGGCCGCTTCGCTTGACTGTGGCCGGCGGACCGCTCTTGCGAAACGGACCAGCGCTCTGTGACAATCAGATAGCGTGTCTTCGTTGCATAGCGCCTGATCTCCGGGGCGTCTCACAAACTGTTAGTTTCGAGGCCCTTGCCGAAGCCGCCATCCGCAAGGCCCAGGCGCGGCCGATGCGGGCGATCGTGGGTTTCAGGCCGCGGCAGGAATAGTACGCAGTCGCCTATTCGTCATTCCGGGGCGCGAGCGCAGCTCGCGAGCCCAGAATCCATAACCACGGTCAGCGAATATGGATTCCGGACTCGACGCTTCGCGTCGCTCCGGAATGACGGCTGAAGTTTCCACACCAACCAAACCAACGGGAACGACACCATGTATCAGCCCAATCTGCAGCATATGCTTGCCAAATCCGCCTTGCCCCGCACCGTGCAGGATTACGACGCCGCGCTCACCAGCGCCGGCAGCTTTCTGCGCGAAATCGAGAAGGCGCACGCCAATCCCTTGCCGGGCGATCCGCTCGCTAAAAGCACGTTCTCGCAATCGACGTCGCCGACCTCGGGTCTGACCTATTATGATCTCGAGACCGGCGCGAAATTCGTCTATCCGCTGCTCACGCCGCTGCGCAACGAGATCCCGCGCGTGTCTGGCAAGGGCGGCATCCAAGCCAATTGGCGGGCGGTGACCGGCGTCAACACCACGGGTTTGCGCATCGGCGTCTCCGGCGGCAACCGCGGCGGCGTGCAGGCGATGACGACGCAGGATTACAGCGCCGCCTATAAGGGCATCGGCATCGAGACCTCGGTCGATTTCGAGGCGCAATATGCCGGCATGGGTTTTGACGACGTCAAAGCGATCGGCGCCAAGATCGGGCTCGAAGCCTGCATGTTGGGCGAGGAGCTCCTGATCCTCGGCGGCAATACCTCGGTGCCGCTCGGTACCACGCCGACGCCATCGCTGGCGCCGTCGACGAGCGGCGGCAGTCTCACCGCCGCGGCCAGTCCTTATAGTGTGATCTGCGTCGCGCTGTCGCTCGATGCCATCGTCAACGGCAGCGTTACCGCCGGCATCCAGGGCGCGATCACCCGCAGCAATGCCGACGGCTCGTCCGATACGTTCGGCGGCGGCGCCTCCGGCAAATCCACGAACGCCACGGCATCGATCTCGTCCGGCACCTCCGGCTCGATCGCGGCGACCGTTGCGCCGGTGACCGGCGCGGTGGGCTACGCCTGGTTCTGGGGCGCGGCCGGCTCCGAAGTGCTCGGCGCCATCACCACCATCAATTCGCTGGTCATCACGGCGAATGCGGCCGGCACGCAGACCGCGGCCTCGCTTGGCGGAAGCGACAATTCGACCAATGCGCTGGTGTTCGACGGTCTGCTCTATCAGGCGTTCAAATCCGGTTCCAACGCTTACGTGCAATATCTCGCGACCGGCACCGCCGGCACCGGCTCGACGCTCACCGGCGACGGCTCGGGCGGCATCGTCGAGGTCGACGCCGCGCTGAAGAACCGCTGGGACAATTACCGGCTGTCGCCCGACACGATGTGGGTCTCGTCGCAAGTCGCCAACAACATGTCGGCAAAGATCCTAGCCGGCGGCACGAACGCGGCGCAGCGCTTCGTGTTCGACGCCGACCAAAGCGCGCTCGGCGGCGGCGTCATGGTGCGCACTTATCTCAACAAGTTCTCGATGGCCGGCCCGAAGACGCTGGACATCCGCATCCATCCCAACATGCCGGCCGGCACCATCCTGATGACCTCGCGCACCTTGCCGTACCCGTTGTCGAATGTCGGCAATGTCATGCAGATCCGCACCCGGCAGGACTACTACCAGATCGAATGGCCGCCACGGGCGCGGCGCTACGAGACCGGCGTCTATGCCGACGAAGTGCTGCAGAACTATTTCCCGCCGTCCATGGCGGTGATCTCGAACATCGCGGCGGGGTAATCGCGAGCCCTAAGTAGCGTCGCGATTGACATCACCGGGCCGGCGCAAATCGCCGCGACCCGGTGATCCACTTTTGGCGCATACAGAAATCGGATCGCAACGAATGGCGCATCCACGATGGCGAATTCTGACCGCCGTACCGCAAACCTGGCAGACGCATCTGGAAATCGCGAAGGCCATCCGCACGCTCGCGACGCAGTATGAGGAAGAACCGAGTCGATGGCGGGCGGAAGTCGAATCGACAACAAATGACGATGATGAGTTAATCAAGCAATTCGTCCGCGAGATTTTGCAAGAGCTTCGCAAGGCCGGCTATCGTCCCGATCAACCACGTTGGCCAGCGGGCAGCGGCGACATCAGCGGGCGTTGGTCGGGTGGCGCTGGCGAGGGGCCTCAGGCTGCCCCGAAACCGCCGTCTGCAGAGCTTCCGCCAAGGTCGTGGAGTATTGGCCATAACCAAGGTCCGCCGCTCGATGACCCGCCCGACATTCCCAAGGCGAAACCCGAAGACCAATCTGAAATTTGGGATTTTGCCAAAGCAGCTGCGAAATGGCTCGGCAGAGCCGGCTTGAGGCGGGTTCTGGAAATTGGTTTGGAAGCCACGGTCGGTGGACCAGTCGGAGACATTCTGCTGGCAATGGAAGCGGCGTATTGGCTCTCTCAATATCTGCCTTATATTTACGCCTATCTCGATCCGCCCAAGACCTGGGAGGAATTGCAGCAGAATAGCGGAGCGGGTTACGATAAGCATCATGTCGTCGAGCGCTGGTCTGAGAATTACGGTATCCCAGGCGCGATAATCTATTCACCCCAAAACACCGTGCCCATTCCGAAGCTGAAGCACTGGGAAATCAATCGGTGGCTGGATTTAGCAAATGATGACTTCAAAGACGCTGCAGGTGAAAATATCTCGCCGAGAGGGTATCTGGAGGGCAAAGGTTGGGAAGAACATCGCCGTATTGGTATTGAGGCTCTTATCAAATTCGGAGTGCTCAAGCCATGAAGCCGGGTGACCTTGATAAGCTTTCCACGGCTGAGTTGGTCGACCGCTTTGCCGCTATTGGAATTCAGCAATACAAGGCCCTCAATGTAGACGACGGCAGGAAATACGAGCCCCTCTTTCGGCAGATGGTTAAAATTGTGAAAGAACTCAAGGCTCGTCCCGGCGACCAGCGCCGAGCGCTGCTTCCGCTTTTCGAACATCCCAATATGCAGGTCCGCCTGAAAGCGGCCAAGGCGACGCTCGCAATCGCCCCGAAGGAGGCGCGCCAGATGCTCGAATCGATCGCCGCTTCGACTTGGCAACCGCAAGCTGGCGACGCTGGAATGTCTCTCGAGAATCTCGATTGCGGAGTTTACGTTCCGGAGTAATCACTGCCCACGCCGCCAGGCCGGCGTCTATGCGGATGAAGTGCTGCAGAACTATTTCCCGCCGTCCATGGCGGTGATCTCGAACATCGCGGCCGGGTAATCGCGAGGCTAAGGAGCGTCGCGGTCGTCATCACCGGGCCGGCGCAAAACGCCAAGGCCCGGTGATCCATTTTTGGCGAGTACGAAAATTGGATCGCAATGAATGACACTGCCCCGAGCACGTATTCTCACTGCCGTCCCGCGAACGTGGCGGGCCCGGCTGGAGATCGCGAAGGCGATCCGGACGCTCGCCGCCGAGGATGAGGCGGACCAACTCCGGCGGCGACACGCTGGAACAACTCGCGCAGTCGCTTCGTGAAGTTTGCCGTGAATGTGACCCGCGGGCACGGTCCTATGTCCGAAAATATAGTCCCGACCAGCCCGCGTGCCAGCCGGCAATTCCGATGGCGGGCAATGGATAAATGAGGGCGGTGCTGACCCCGAAGAGTCTACGACTCACTCCAACACAACAATCAATGGCAATTCGAAACCCGTCGCGCAATACGCAGCGATCGACACCAGCGCACGAACGGATGCGATAGCGGGCGTATCAGGCGTCCAGGTCGCCCAGGGTTCCGGGCGGCCCGGCTATCCGATCGATTTATCACAGGAAGAGCAACTCGGGGGCCATGCGGTTGCGCAGCACGTCGGAAAGAGTGAAAGTTACTTATTGTCCCTGATCAATGATCAGGAGGTTCTAGCGGAACGACATGGAGATCTGGCGCAAGGCCTGAAGGAGGGTTCATTCCCATCGTTGGAAGCTGCGAATAAACTGGTAAATTCCACCGTGTCCAAGAATCAGGGCGCAGCCGACTTGGTGGCCCAGGGCTTGCTGCCGGGCGCGCAACTCGACGCAAGTTTCGCATCGCCCACAGGCTATGAGGCATATGCCAAATCGGAGCGGTCGACGCCCTACATTCGTGACACTTACGGCGTACGTGTAATCATCATATCGGATAAGAATGCCGAGAAGGGGTATCGGGTTGTTACGGCATTTCCGATGAATTTTTGACCGGTGGCGACGATGTCGAACTTACAGATGGATATATACAATCAGGCTACAGGGGTCCAATTGACCCTCGCATGGGCCAGTGAAGAGCAATATCAGCTTGGTAAGAAATTTATCACTGATATCGGCGGTTGTTTTTACCCGTCGCCGGGTGCGCCAGCGACCAAGCCTGAATTTGCCTACTTGGAAAATACTCAGCAACTTGAATCGCTGTACGTGTTTAGGCGCGCGTTGCGGGAACGGACCAAATAGTCTCGGGACCCCGGGCGCCAACCGCTACGAGACCGGCGTCATGCCGACGAAGTGCTGCAGAACTATTTCCCGCCGTCCATAGCGGTGATCTCGAATATCGCGGCGGGGTAACGGCGAGGCTAGGAGCGTCGCGGTCATGATCGCCGGGCCGGCGCAAGACGCCGCGACCCGGTGATCCTTATTTGGCGCGCACAAAATCGGAACGCAATAAATGACGCTACCCCCATCGAGCCGCCCGTACACCGTGCCGCAAACCTGGCAGGCGCGGCTGGAGATTGCGAAAGCGATCCGCACCCTCATCGCCCAGGATGAAGAGGAGAAGCTCGGACGGAGGCCTGTTGCCAAAGCTGCTGTTGATGATCCGCACCACCCAGGTTGGCCCGCAGGTGCTTCCGACGGCAAAGGCGGTCAGTTTCGGCCCAAGGAAAGCGCGGCGACTGGACCTATCTCGCCGACTCACCCAGTTGCGCTTACGATACATCCTTGTGGGACAGCGTTTAGTCTCTGTACGCTGTCGCCGTCTGGCAATAACGTATGGTGCTGGTACGCCCTGCAAGCATGTATGAACACGAGGCTACCCACAATATTTCCCGGCGGGATCGTAGGACGCAGGAGCAATTGACGTGACTGACATGGGAAATCTTCCATCGGAAACTCTGTTCCAAAGTCTCACAACGTCGTGGGAATCGGCACTCAACGCGAAGCGTCCGCGCGATGTAATCTTAGGTGGCTTTGTCGCATACTGCTATTTTCACGATAAAAACGATCAGACGTTTGAAACCGCGGCGCTCATATACGTGCAAAAGGCAATCGAGGAGCTTTTGGCCGCGGTGCTGCCGCCGCAAGACACGGTCACGACGAAACCAAGCTGCTCTTTCTGCGGCAGCACCGAGCCGCAAGTACGATTGGCCGCCGGCGCCAAAGGCTTTATATGCGACTCTTGCGTACGGGTTCTTGGGGGCGTCTTTAATCAATAACAGGCGGTCGCAAAGGCCACGAATAATTGCATCTTTAGCTTAGTTCTTCGTCGCACTTTGATCCACAGATAGGATCGGCTGGTCCCGACAGGGTGCATCGCATCCCGGCGTGTCGGGCCAACGGCCTCGTGTGTCTGGCAGCAGCACCTGGCGTACTTCCACAGTCGTGGTGTCGTAGTAAATGCGCGCGAAATATGCGTACTTTCTGTGGCCAATTTCGCCGGTGTCGATTATGCGCAGCGGAAATTTGCCGCCGATGGAGACCAACTCTTCGTGTTCGAAAGCTCTGCCGCGGTCGCTTTGCATTTTGCTGAGCGTATTGAGCACTCCAGCAAAGCCTTTAGCGGGGCCGAAAATCAGCAGTTCGGGAAGACCCAAGGCATGATTGCCGACGGTATACATGAAGGCTTCCATTCCGGGCGGATCGCTTTCACCTCCGCCGACGGCCTGAATGCTGCGGCCGTGCTTCTCTATATTCGCCCTTATCGTCTCTCGAATTGCCAGCCATTCCTGTTGAATCGTCATTGCACGCTCCCGGGCGCCCCTGCCGTAAAAAGTATTATCTTAAGCTGAGTACCGGAATAATACACTGATCAGACAAGGCCTGCTTGTCCCAACCGGCCCGGTCACCCCCTACGAGGCATCCATGAAACTCAAAGCGCCGGAAGGCGTCGGCGATCCGTGCGTCGCCGGCATCGCCATTGCGCCGCGTGACGGCATCTACGAGGTCGAGGCCGCGATCGGTGCGTTGTTGATCGAGTGTTTCGGCTTCGTCGAAGCCGAGGATGCGGCAAGGCCGCGACTAGCCGGTGCGCCGCGGCGCAGCCGCTCGATGGCCAAGAAAGTCTGAGCGGAGAATTGCAAAAATGGCCGCATCCGATCTCGCCGTGCTTGCCGATGTGAAGACCTGGCTGTCGGGATCGAGCGGCATCGGCTCGTCCGACGATGCGCTGTTGGCGCGGCTCGTCACCGATGTGAGCGGCGCCATCGCGGCCTATCTCGGCCGGCCGTCGCTCACGCCGCGCACCTTTGTCGAGCGCTTGGATGGCGACGGCAAAACGCGCATTTTCCTGCGCCGCTATCCGGTGCTGCAGTTAAGCTCGCTCGCGATCGATAATGTTGCGGTGGTCGCGGCCGCCACGCCGGCCGCTGGTGGGCCATGCTTGAACGGCTATCTGCTCGAACCGTGGGACGGGCTGCCGCCAGGGCGGCTGCAGTCGCTCGACCTGTTCGGCACGGCTTTTTTCAGGGGCCGCCAGAACGTCGTTGTCAGCTATACGGCCGGCTATGCGGTGACGGCCGAGAGCGTAAGGGTGCCGAGCGCGCCCGGTCCCTATACCGTGGCGGCCGCCGCGCCGTTCGGACCGTGGGCGAGCGATTCCGGAGTCACTTATGCCAGTGGTTCGGCATTGACCGCGGTGACCGGCACGCCGGCTGCCGGACAATATAACGTGGCGAGCGGCGTCTACACTTTCGCCGCGGCGGATGCTGGCGCGAGCGTGCTCGTTTCCTACGGCTTCGTTCCGGCGGCGATCAACAATGCCTGCATCGAATGGGTCGCCGAGCGCTACCGCTATCGCACCCGGGTCGGGCAAAGCGCCCAGACCGTGCAGGGCCAGCAGACGGCGTCCTATAGCCTCAAGGATATTCCCGATTTCATCCGCGCCTCGCTCGATCCTTACCGCAGTGTGGTGGGGGTTTGATGCTCGACGTCGGGCTGCGCGATGACGCGAGCGCTGCGCTTGCGGTCATGCCCGAGCGGCTGCGCGACGCGCTGTCGAGCAAAGCCAATGTGATCGCCGCCGCGCTGCAGGCGAAGATCCAGGAAAAGCTCTCAGGATCGGTGCTCAACATCAAGAACGGCGCGCTAGCCCGCTCAATCGTTGCCACGATGGACGACGCGTCGACCGACATCGCCGTGAGCATCGCCAGCTCCGACATCAAATACGCCGCGATCCACGAATACGGCGGCACCATTCCGCCGCACCAAATCGTGCCCGACAAGGTGAAGGCGCTCGCCTTTGTGGTCGGCGGCAAGCTTACCTTCGCCGCCCGCGTCAACCTGCCGGCGATAACGATGCCGGAGCGCTCCTATATGCGCTCCTCGCTCGCCGAGATGGCGGATGAGATCAGGGACGGGCTGAGCGAGGCGGTGGTTGACTCGCTCCAATAGAGAACCGGACCGCGGTCGAGCCTAGCCGTCTTCCCATACTACCCAAATATTCAATGGCGTCGATCGCATGCTTGGGATGCCGGGCTTGCGCACGTTTTCGCATTCGGCGACGCCGGAAAATGACGGCGTGTCATGCAGTGAGCACGGCGTTTTTGTCGGTCAGGTTCCGCTTCTCGCCCGGATCAACGGGTCTTGGACGGTCCGGCCGATCGGTGAGCTAAACGCTGAACTGACTGCCTGCTATCGGCTTCCTGTCGATGTCGGATCGAAGGCACGCGCCCTGGCCCTGATCGCGACTGCGCTCAACCGCAGCGATCGCGCGATGGCGGCAATTGCTGCCGTGCAGATGCAATTTCCCGATCCTCCGCCGCTCAAGAGAGCAATTGAAGCCGAAAATGAGATCGTCCGCCGCGCTGTAGAACTTTATCAGAGCGGATTGTTGAAGTTCGCCGCTTGGGACCCGACAAAGCACCCGCGAAGGGGCACGCCGCCGAACCCCGGTTGGTTTGCGCCGGTAGGGGAGGGGTCCGAGGCTTCTCCGGTCGTACCGGCGGCAATGGTCTGGCCGCCTTGGAAGAAGCCGGAAATTCTGGAAGGCGGCGGTGGCGGCGGGGTTCCGCGTGGAACGTTAGAGCTGCCGTTTCCGGGTGGATTGCCGTCACAGCTGGCGCCATACCGCAGCGGCAAAACCTCGGGCATTTTCGTGTCGCCAAACGGCGCCGCAATACCGCTTCACAGTGGGTACGACGGTCCGGGAGCAGATATGGAGGAGGGCAGTTTTGATCTTCTTACTATGTCGCACGTTGAAGGGCATGCAGCGGCGCTAATGCGGGAAGAGGGACTCACAGAAGGTACGCTCTATATGAATAATCCAAAAATATGCGACAATTGTATGCGCCTGCTACCGACAATGCTTCCTCCAAGGGCCACACTAGATGTAGTGCTCCCAAACGGAACGGTCATTTCATTCAAAGGCGTCAATCCGTGATAGTTCGATACGATAACCAGCAAGATGACTCAGACCCAATGAACGGGACAGCCATTGCGGGAAGCGTGCAGCTTGTCGAATTGCTTGATAGCCGGCGGAAGAATGCACCTTTCTTCGCTCGCTTTTTCGCCGACAATGGCTCTGAAATCATGGTTGGGATCGGCAGCGATGTGGGTTGCGTTCAATATAGTCGTAGTGACGGAATGCGGCCGTATTTGATGGCCGTATCTGCAGATCCGCCAATCAAGAGCGGCTACGTGGAATTTCTAGCCGCCGATACGCCTACACCATGCGCCGCGCGGTACATTATCCGTTTCGATGAGGTGAAAAAAGTCACACTCCATTTTCTTCAAACCGGCGAGCGGAGCGATGCGGTCTCTTGGCAGGTACTAAATCCAAGAGCCACTAGAGAAGATGCCGAGCGTCCTGGCCACTCGTGAAATCGCGCCGGAAGAGATGAGACGCTGGCCTTCGCCACTGGCGGCGAACGGCTTTCGCCGTGCGCGTCAACCTGCTGGCGATCGCGATGCCGGAGCGGCGCTATATACGCCCGTCTTTTCGACGGAATTCCTGAAAATAAGGCTAACTGATGCCCACCCTCACACGCGAACAAATCTCTATTGCCTTCTTCAATCTCATCGCCGGCGCCGCCGATTTCACCGCGACCAGCCGGCGCTTTGTGCATTGGGACCAGGTCAATGAAACGCAGATGCCGTTTCTGACCATGCTGAAGACCGGCGAGCAGCGCGGCCGCCAAAGCGAGGGGCTGCCGACGCTCACCATCAATGCGCATGTGTTCGTTTATCTCTCCGCCGGCATGGACCCCGAAGACGTGCCGGATACCGCGATGAATGTGCTGCTCGACGCCGTCGACTTAGCGGTGGCCCCGAGCGGGGCCGATGCCGTCAACGGCAACCGGCAGACGCTCGGCGGCTTGGTATCGCATTGCTATCCGTTCGGCCCGGTGTTCATCGACACCGGCGACGTCGACGGCAAGGCCGTCGCCGCGATCCCGTTTCAAATCCTCGTTCCGTAGAATTCGTCATAGCGCGAGCTACGAGGCCGTTCACGGCGCAGCAATTTCCACGAGAGTAATATATCAGGCCTTTGCGATATCGGTATGCGTAAAGTCGCCGCCTTTGAATAGAAGCCGCGCGTCATGAACCTTCGCGCATGCGTAAGACAGACAGTCTCCGAAATTCAGACCGGCTCTGCTCTTCCGCCCCTTGCCGTATCGCTCAAATGCAATGACTGAAGCGTGGGCGATTTCCTCTGTGATTGGTACGATCTCGATTTCCGCCTCACGCAGCAAGCGGGTTACCGATTCATCCGCCATGGTAGGTGTCGAACCGAGCAGCGTTGCAAGCCGCATCGACGACTCAAGAATGACGTGACCGGCTGAAATTCGCTTGCGGTCGGTTTCAAGTTTTTTCACGAGCGCCGTCGCGTCCGTCTCTGCGGCGAGCATCGCTACGATCGCGGAGCTATCAACGAAAATCACCTATTGCCCCATAGATCGTCAATCTCCCGCTTCTTGACAACTCGGCCGCGTCTGCGTCCGCGATGACGAGAAGCATCGCGGGCGATATCGGCGATACGTTCGTGCAAAGGGCGCGCTTCCTGTGCGAGCGCACCCTCCAACGCCGTTACGACTGCTTGAGTCATGGTAAGGCCTTTGCGGGTCGCAAGTTGCTTTGCCAGGTGGGCGGCGCGGTGGTTGCGAATATGCAAGGGCATTAGCGTTCTCGTTAGATAGACGTCATTGTCTACACATGGTTTCCCGACCGTATATACATCGAATCCTCAATCGGATTCAACCCCATCAGTCCCGATCGCAGGTCTCACCCAGGAGAATAGCCCATGACCCAATACGCCTTCGGCAGCGGCACATTGATCGGCAAGCGCACCGACGTCGCCAATATGCCACCCGCGCTGCTCGGCACGCTGCAGGACGTGTCGCTCGATTTCGACCGCAAGATCGAAATGCTGCTCGGCCAGTACAATATGGCGGTCGCGGCCGGCGGCGGCGAGTTCAAGATCACCGGCAAGGCTAAATTCGCGAGGCTGCAGGCGACGCAGATCAACAATCTGTTCCTCGGCCAGACGCTGACGGCCAACAGCATGCTGGAAATGACGACCGGTGAGAGCGACACCGTCGCCTCGGGCGCCGTCACGGTGGCGAACAGCTCGACCTTCGGCGAGGATTACGGCGTATTCTATGCGTCGAACGGCGCGCAACTTGCGCCGGTCGCCTCGTCGCCGGTCCAGGGCCAGTACAGCGTGGCGAGCGGCGTCTATACGTTCAACTCCGCCGACAACGGCGCCGCGGTCTTGATCTATTACAGCTACACGATTTCCTCGGGCAACAAGATCAGCCTCGCCAATCAGCTCACCGGCCCGCTGCCGCTGTTCGAAATCGCTCTGAAGGAGACGTTCAATTATTACGGCAGTTCCAAGGATCTGGTGGTCAAGCTCAACGCCTGCGTCTGCCCAAAATTGTCGCTGCCGTTCGCCAACCAGAAATTCACCGTCGCCGAATTCGATTTCCAGGCTATTGCGGACGCCTCGAACAATATCGGCACCATCAGCCTGAGCGAGTAAGGAGCCATCGCGTGACCCTTGAGCACGACGAAACCATCGATCTTGCAACCGCACGCGTGGTGCGGCTCGCCGGCCATGACTTCTACGTCGCGCCGCTGAGCTTGCGGCAGATCCTGGCTGTCGCTGATTATGTGCCAAAACTCTCCGCGATAAGCGCCGACAATCTATCGGGCGAGCGGCTCACGCCGCTGGCCGAAGTCCTCTGGCACGGCCTGCGCCGAGCCCATCCACAGCTGACGCGTGAGGAATTTTTCGATTTGCCGATCACCATTGCCGAACTCGTCGCGGCGCTGCCGGTGGTGATCGAGCAGGCCGGTGGCAGAAGGGTAGACGCCACAGCGGGGGAAATGGTGGCGGCGAGCGCTTCGATAGCGTCGACTGGCGCGCGCTCGTCGCCGACCTTGTGATCGAGCTGCATTGGACGCGCGATCAGGTGCTCGATCAGGTCGATGCGCTGTTCCTCGAGGATTTGCATCGCGCCTGGGCGGACTATCCGCCGCTCCGCAAACTGGTGGCGGTCTATCTCGGCCACAAGCCGCGGGCGCGTCCCTCGAAGAACTATGCCGAGCTGCTGGCGATGTTCCCGGCCGGCAAGATCAAATGAAATCCCGAACTGCGAGCGACCGCAATGCCCGAAGAGACCAGCGTCCAAATCAATTTCGGCGCCTCGACCGATGAAGCGATTGCCGGTATCGCGCAAATCCGCGAGGCGCTGTCCGGGTTGACGACGCCGGTCGCAGGCGTGAGCGGCAACCTCGACCGCCTCGGCGAAAGCTTTGGCGCGGCCTTGCCGCTCGACCTATTGAGCGAAAGCGCAAAGAGCCTCGGCAACGTCGGAGCGGCGGCACAGGGCGCCGCGCAAGGTGTCCAGGGCATCGGCGCGGCGGCGAAGAGCGCCTCAGCAGGCGTCGAAAGCGTCTCGTCTCAGCTCAAGATCGCGCAAATCCATCTCAGCGAACAGAAAGTGCTGCTGGACGCGGAAGTTAGTCAGTATCAGATCACGCAGAATCAGAAATTCGCCTTGCTCGAAGCGGAGACGCAGAAGGAATACGAACTCCTGCTCGCGCAGCTCGAAAAGAAGAAAGCTGCGGAGGCAGAGAAGGGCGAGGACACAAGCGCCGTCGATGACAAGATCAGTGTTCTCCACGCCAAGCACGACGCCGATATGGTCCGCCTCGACGAGCAATCGATCGCCGCGCAAAAGGCGCAGTGGAACACCTACCTGTCGACGGTGACGAGCGCGTTCAATTCGCAGCTGCGCGGGCTCCTCGAAGGCACCACGAGCTGGCACAAGGCGATGCAAAAAATGCTCGAGGACCTCACCATCAAATTCATCGAAATGGCCGAGGACGACGTCAAGAACTGGCTGGCGGCGGAATTGGCCAAGACCACGGCGACCACCACGGGCGCGGCGGCGCGCGCCGCGGCCGAACAGTCGGCGTCGGATGCCGGCATCCTCGGCACCATCGCCAACGCGCTGAAAGCGATCTTCGCCGGCGCCGCGCAGACCGGAGCGGGCGTGTCGGCCGCCGTCGCGCCGGAAGCCGGGCCAGCGGCGCCGGCGATCGGCGCCGCCGCGATGGCGGCCGTCGTCGCCACCTCGACCGGCGCCATCTACGATGTCGGCACCGATTACGTGGTGCGCGGCGGGCTTGCCGTCATCCATCCCGGCGAAACCATCGTGCCGGCGGGCCTGGGCTGGGCGGCGGGCTCCGGCCCCTATACCGGTGGCGGCAGCAAATCAGGGGACGCCCGGGGCGGCGACACGCACTTCCACATCGCGGCGGTCGACGCGCAAAGCGTTTCGCGCTTCTTCAACGACAATGCGGGCCATATGATGCGCGCCATCAACAAGGCGATCCGAAGCGGCACGCATCTCAACCCGCGTTATGCGCGATAGCGGGCCAGGACCACGCCAATGACGACGCCTCCGTCACTGCCGGCGCTGCCCGGCCTCGGCTGGTCGCGGCACAAAAAGCCCGGCTTCAACACGCGCATCGCCTCGCATGTGTCCGGCCGCGAAGTGCGGCTCGCGCTGCAAGTCAATCCGCTCTACGAATTCGAGGCGGTGCTCGACGGTTTGAGCTCGGCATCGTCGCCGGCTGAGGCGCTCTCCGGGCTCGGGGCTTCGTCGCTGCAAAGCCTGATGGGCTTTTTCCTGCAGATGCAGGGCCAGTTCGGCACCTTCCTCTATAGCGACCCCGACGACGGCACGGTGTCGGGCGGCGCCATCGCGACCGGCGACGGCACGACGCAATCCTTCGTCATCCCGCGCGTCTTGGGCGGCTTTGCGGAAGCCTGCTCCTGGGTGACGAATGTCGCAAATGTCTATCTCAACGGCGTCGACCAGGCGCCGGCGAATTGGGTTTTTATGCCGCCAAACTCGATCGGCTTCTACGCCGCGCCCGGTGCCGGCGTCGCCATTACGGCGGATTTCAGCTTCGCCTTCCAGTGCCGCTTCATCGACGATCAGATGGATTTCGACGAGTTCATGGCGGCGCTGTGGAAGCTGGACAGCCTGAAATTCCGCAGCATCAAGGCGAACACGGCGGCGGCCTCCTTGCCGCCGCCGACTGTAACGGGAGTCTCGCCGTCGAGTGGGACCAATTCGGGCGGCACGCCCGTCACCATCACGGGCACAGGATTCCTGGGCGCGACCGGCGTCACGGTCGGCGGCGCTACGGCGACAGCCGTTACCGTCGTCAACTCAACGACGATCACCTGCACGACGCCTGCAGGCTCGGTTGGCACAGCGAACGTCGCCGTCACAACGACGAGCGGGACCGGCATCGGCGCGAGCCTCTTCACCTATACGGCTTGGTATTCCGCCTACGCGATCGGCAGCGCGCTCCCCTCCATCTTCGCCGACTGGACCACCGAAGGCGCAGCCAATCACTATCTCTACAACGGTACCACCTATGCGGGCTTTGCCGCGCTCTTGACCGCTCTCGGTGGCACGTTCTCACGGGCGTCGACGAAATACATCACGAATTCGTCGGGCAATCTCGCGTCGATTTCGTCGGGCGCACTGCCGTTCGATTATTCGCCGACGTCGGTAGGCACGTTGAACGGCTTGCTGCTCGAAGGTGCGAGCACAAATCTCATTCTCTACTCCAGCATGTCCAATTCGGCGCTTGCCACCGGATGGTCGACCGCGAATAACTCCGCGACGACAGACGGGACGTTGGCGCCGGACGGCTCGACGGCATCGATCATCTCTAATTTAAACAACGGAACTGGTCTTTACACCTACTTACCATCCGTCATATCGCTCTCGTCAGGAGCCGTATATACCGCTAGCTTCTTTGCGAAAGCTTCAAGCGTCGGCATTAACTATGTCTTCATAAGTGGTAGCGGCGCAGGCTCGCAGATATATTTCGACATAAAAAATGGTCTTATCAAAAAGACGACCGGATCATTTCTTTCGAGCCCGAGTATTACTGCCTATGGGAATGGTTGGTATCGGATCACAGTTCAGTTCACTGGCGCGACGGGCGTGACAATCGCCTTCGGCCTTACCGACAGTACGCTGTCGCAGACTTTTACTCCAACCGGCGCGGACCAGCAGGCCGCCTACGTTTGGGGGGCACAGATCGAAGCGCTGCCATTCGCATCTTCTTATATTGCTACCACATCCAGCAGTGCCACCCGCGCGGCCGACAATCTCGAACTCCCATGGACGTCCGCGACCGCGACATTCGTCGTCAAATCGATCAATCAGACCTATGCGGCGTCGGCAAGCGTTGACCTCCTCGCCGCCAACACAAATTCGAACGGCGATGCGCCGCTGCAGATGGCGTCCGCGACCTCGCTCGCGGCCGTCGACAGCGCCGCGACGCTGACCAAAAGCACCGCTGTTACCTCGTGGGCGGTATCGAACATCAGCGGCGTGTCGGGTAACGGCGGCGGCCGTGCGCTGACGGCAAATAACCTTGCCGCGGTGACTGACGGCAACGCGCTGTTCATGGCCACGCCGGCCACCATCTGGATCGGCGGCGGAAACGCCACGGCAGCATACGGCGATATGTCGCAATTCCGCGGCTGGAGCATTCTCGCCACCGGCGTGCAGCTACAAGCCCAGACGAGTCTTGCATAAAGTCAGTGCCAGCGACCCTTACAAACCTTCTCAACCGATTGCTTCGACGTAAAGGGATTCGACCTCCCGTACCTCGCTGTCGATCAGCAAGGTGGGATCGGCGCCGGTGCGGAATGACACGCGGGTGATGTCCGAGAAGCCGCAGCGCAACAGCCGGGCGCGCAAAAGACGGAAATCGTACATGCAGCGGTGCCCGGCCGGGCTGTCGCGGGCGATGTAGAAAATGCCGTTAATAGACATCATTGGCTCGATAGTCGGATCCTGCTGGTAGGGAAACAGCGCGTCGGTCACGCCGCGCATGCGATCGACGTAGAGTGTGAGCCACAATTCGGCGTCGGGCACGACAATGCGAAGCCGCTTGCCGGGCGCCAGAACCCGTTGGCACTCGATAAGGAACCGCTCCGCAGCGTCAGGGTCGAGGTGTTCAATGACGTGCTCGCTGAAAATGCCGTCCAGCGAACGCGACGCAAGCGGGATGCCGCGGCGGATGTCCCAGCACAGGTCGACGCCAGGGCGCCAGCCGAAGTCGAGATTGATGAAATTGGGATGCGTATTGGCGCCGCAGCCGACATCGAGATAGCGCAAGTCGCGGAGGCGGCGGTTGCGAAGCTGCACACGGCGGTTCCTGAGGCAGGCCGCGGCGAACTGCTGGACCACCGCGTAGGACGTGATTGGGCGGCCGATTTGGAGGTTGCAGAGACTTGCCATCGCGGCCGCAGTTTAGCGACTGCGTGTGCCGCGGCAACCGCGGGCTTCGGCATCGTCCCCATGATTTCTGGGAATGCGAGCCGATAAATCCGCGGAACCTCAAGTCTCGTCAGCTCCGTCGCCCGGGCGGGCGAGGTCCGCGAGGAACCGTAAGCTCCGCGATGGGATCGCCGCCGCGGCGCGCTTCTCCACTTGGCGCTTCTTCGTTGCAACAGAGCAGGTCGATGAAATCCGCCCCCACCATCCTCATAAACTTCCTCAACCAGGTCATCGGCTACAATGATGGCCAGCTCGTGTTCGCCGAGGCGTTCAGCTTTACGCTGCGGAACGGCACGGTGCTAACTTACACCAATTCCGAGGTCAGTTTCGCCTATAACGGCGTCACTTATCTCGGCAATAATGTCCTGATCGACGGCCTGAAATACAAAGCCTCGATCGGGCTCGAGGTCGACAAGCAGCAGATCAGCATCGCGGCGCGGCCGGATCAGATGATCGCTGCCAATGCGCCGTTTTTGCAAGCGCTGCGCGACGGCGCCTTCGACGGCTGCGAGGTCGTCCGCACCCGGGTGTTCTGGTCGGACACGATCGGCGGCACGCTGGTGGGCGGCGTGATCCTGTTCAAGGGCAGGCTCGGCGCTATCGACGAGATCGGCCGCGTCGGCGCCAAGCTCACGGTCAATTCCGACCTGGTGCTACTCGACATCGATATGCCGCGCAACGTCTATCAGCCGACCTGTTTGCACACGCTCTACGATTCCGGGTGCACGCTTGCGAAGGCTGCATTCTCGGCGAGCGGCGCGGTGGGCTCCGGTTCGACCGCGTCGCTAATCAACTGGTCCGGCTCAAGCGTCAGCTATCAGCAAGGCACGATCACGTTCACGTCCGGCGTCAATAGCGGCGTCACCGGCACCATCGGGTCGGCGGTGGCCGGCACATCGCTCGCGCTAATCTACCCGCTGCAAAGCGCGCCGAGCGCGGGCGATGCCTTCACCGTCGCGTTCGGCTGCGATCACACGCCTGCGACCTGCAACGCCAAGTTCAACAATCTGGCGAATTTTCGCGGCTTCCCCTACGTGCCGCCGCCGCAGATGGCAGTTTGAGATCGATCCAGCCGGCCGTTCCGTAGGGGCGGCCCTCGTGGCCGCCCGGTTCGCGCCCGGCGCCGTGGGGGCGGGCACAAGGCCCGCCTCTACGTCTCATCGCCGATTTCTATCACGGGGCCATCATGACTGAAGCCGACCAGCGCGCGGCCGTCGTCGCCGAGGCGCGCACATGGATCGGCACGCCCTATCATCACTGCGCGGCGATCAAAGGCGTCGGCGCCGATTGCGGCATGATGATCATCGCGGTGTTCAACGCCGCGGGCCTCATCGCGGATTTCGATCCGCGGCCTTACGCGCCGGATTGGCATCTGCACCATGACGAGGAACGCTATCTCGAACTAGTGCTCCGTCATGCCCGCGAAGTCGACGCGCCGCAGCCGGGGGATCTGATGGTGTTTCGCTGGGGCCGGACCTATGCGCATGGCGGCATCGTCACCAAGCTCGAGCCGCTCGCCATCGTGCATGCCTATTTTCCGGCGCGCGGCGTCTTCGAAGACGAGGTGGCGCGGGATGCCAATCTGTCCGAGCCGCGCCGCGCGCCGCGATTTTTCAGCCATTGGAAGGCGTCTCCATGATGACCGACTGCAAACTCATCGGCGCCATCATCGGCATGATTTGGTGGCTGTTCGCCGGTGTGCCGCGCAAGCCCGATAAATCGAGGCTGAAGACGAGGCTGAAGAAATGAGCGGCATTCGCAATATCTTCGGCGCCGGCGGCTCGCATCCGGCCGTGGCGCCGGATTACACCGGCCTGCAGATCCAGACCGCCGTCAACGCGCTGCCTATTCCGATCGTCTGGGGTGAATCGAAGCTCGCGCCGAACCTCATCTGGTACAATAATTTCCGCGCCATTCCGCAAACCTCCGGCTCCGGCGGCAAGGGCGGCGGCTCTGGCGGCGGCAATGTCACGGGCTACAGCTACGTTGCCGATATCATCATGGCGCTCTGCGAGGGGCCCATCATCGGCATCAATCAGGTCTGGCGCGGCCAGTCCGACTATACGCTCGCCCAGCTCGGGCTCGGGCTGTTTCTCGGCACCACGCCGCAAGCGGAGTGGAGCTATCTCGCCACCAGCTATCCGGCACAGGCGCTGGCCTATCAGGGCACGGCCTATTTGGCGGCACCGGGCTACGGCCTCGGCTCGAGCGCGACGCTCGACAACCACAATTTCGAGGTCCAGAGCCTTTTCTTCGGCAGCGGCACCAATGGGCTCGACGCCGATCCGGCGCAAGTGGTCAATGATTTTCTCACCAATGCGCAATATGGCATCGGTTTTCCGTCCGCATCGATCAATAGTGCGACGCTGTTCGGGTCGAGCGGGGATTCGTCGTTCCAGATCTATTGCGCGGCGATCGGGCTTTCGCTCTCGCCGGCTTTGACCGATCAGGAAACCGCCTCGTCGATCCTCGACCGCTGGCTGAAAATCTGCAACACTGCGGCGGTCTGGTCGGGCGGCGAGCTCAAATTCCTGCCCTACGGCGATACCGCAACGGTCGCGGGCGCGGTCGAGTCCGTCACGCAGCAGCGGCAGATCCCGCAGGCCGAATACATCACGGTTTATCCGGAAGTCGTCGTCACGGCCGCTGCGCGCTTCGTCGCTGATGCCGGCGTGAGCTATGCGGTCAGCGGGACGACGCTGACCTATATCACGCCGACATTGTGGGCGGCGGCGGCCAGCACCTACACCGTCTCACCCAACGGCACCTATATTTTCTCGACGGCCGATGCCGGCGTGCTCGTCGACATTTCGTACGAATATTCGGTCGCGGCGAGCTTTGCGCCGGACGTCACGCCGATCTACGATCTCGACGACGACGATTTCGTGCATGAGGCGAACGCCGACCCGGTCCAGGTGTCGCGCTCCGATCCCTACGAAGCCTGCAATGTCTGGCGCATGGAGGTCGCGGACCGCGACAACGCCTATAACGTCACCACCGTGGAATCGCGCGATCAGAACGCCATCGAACTCTACGGCATGCGCATTGCGCCGACTTTCACGGCGCATGAAGTGTGCGACCCCGATGTCGCGCTGTTGTCCGGGCAGCTCATGCTGCAGCGCTCGGTCTATATCCGCAACACCTATAAGTTTCGGCTGTCCTGGGAATACTGCCTGCTCGACCCCATGGATCTGGTGACGCTGACCGACGCTAATCTCGGCCTGAGTAAGACGGCCGTCCGCATCACCGATATCGAGGAAGACGAGCAGGGGCTTCTCGACATCACGGCCGAGGAATTTCCCATCGGCCAGGCCACGGCGACGCTCTATGCGACGCAGTCGGTCAATAATTCCCCGATCAATCGCAATTACGCGCCGCATCCGGTCAATACGCCGATCATCTTCGAACCGCCGTCCGCACTTGCCACCGGCGGCGTCTGGATCGCGGCATCGGGCGGTTCGGGCGGTGCCGCCGATCCGCTGTGGGGCGGTTGTTTCGTCTGGATTTCGCTCGATCAAACAACTTATTTGAATGTCGGCAAGATCACGGCGCCGGCGCGCCAAGGCACGCTGACCGCGTCGCTTTCGACTTTCAGCGGCACCAATCCCGACACTTCCGATACGCTGTCCGTCAATCTCGGCGAAAGCGGCGGTACGCTCGCGACCGTTTCCGATATCGCGGCGGCGCTGGGACAATCGTTGTGCATCCTCGACAGTGAGCTGTTGTCCTACAGCGTCGCGACGCTCACCTCGCCGAATAATTACAGCCTGACCGGACTTTATCGCGGCCTCTACGGCACGACGGCGGCGGCGCATTCGGCCGGCGCGCCATTTGTCCGGCTCGACACCGCGATTTTCGAATACGATCTGCCGGCGCAATTCGTCAATCAGACGCTTTACGTCAAGCTGCAAAGCTTCAACGCCTTCGGCTCGGGCGTACAGGATATCTCGACCTGCAGTGTCTACACGGTGCTGCCGGTCGGCGCGATCGAGCATCCGATCGCCACGTCGGAGAACACCGGCGCGGCACAGGATTTCAAATCGGTGACGCTCGCGGTCGGGACCAAGGACGATTTCGGCGGCGCGCTCGCTTTGTCGGTGTCCATCAACGTCGATCTTGGCGCTTGTCATTGATCCACATTGTCTGTCACGGCCCGGCTTGACCGCGCCATCCAGTAAACGCCGAAGGTCTGGCGGTTACTGGATTCCCGCCTACGCGGGAATGACGGCGCGGAGGATTTTCTCATGGTTACAGCCGTTCAAGTGCAATACCGGCGCGATACTGCCGCCAATGTCGCCGGTTTCACCGGCGCGGCGGGCGAGATCGTCGTCGACACCACGCGTAATCGCGCCGTCGTTCAGGACGGCGCCACGGCGGGCGGCTTTCCCCTCGCCAAGGTCGCCGACGCCCAGGGCTACGGCTTTATCGGCAATTGCTCGCTCACCGCGTCGGTCGCATCGAACAATCTCACCGTCGCGCTGAAGAATTCCGCCGGCGGCGACCCGTCGGCCGCGAATTCGGTGTTCGTGCCGTTCCGCAACGCGACGCTGGGCACCGGGACGCCGTCCTTTGTCGAGAATACCGCGGCGCTGTCGATCCAGATCGCGTCAGGCGACACGCTCGGCGCCGTCAACGGGGTGCCGTTCCGCTTCTGGATCGTCATTTTCAATTCCGGCGGTACGCCCGTTCTCGGCGCGGTGAATTGCGCGATCGGCGGCTCAACGCCGACCGGAATATTCCCGCTCGATGAAACGGCGCTGCAATCGCCGGCATCGACCATCGGCAATTCGGCCGGTGTGCTCTATTCCAGCGCCAGCGTAAGCGCCAATTCGCCGATGCGTATTCTCGGCTATGTCGAATACGGCAGCGGGCTCACGACGGCCGGCACCTACAATGCTGCGCCCTCTAAAGTGCAACTGTTTGGGCCGGGCGTGACGCGGCCGGGGCAGACCATTCAGTCGCGCTTCGGCGCCGTCACCAGCGTCAGCATTACGCCTGTGAGCGCCGTCAATCTGGTCAAGGTTTTCACCTTTGCGGCCCTGACCGGAGCGAACAATTCGGCATCGATCATATTAAAGCGCGGCACGACGACTCTGGCATCGCAGGGCTATATCGGCTCGACCGTCAACGACATGGGCTTTGCGGTGAACGTGGTCGACAATCCGCAATCGACGTCCTCGACGACCTATTCGCTGACCAACACCGGCCTGAGCTTTGGTAGCTCCTATATCCTGCTCGAAGAATTGATGAGCTAGACGCAGCGCGCCTGGCTTCCGCCGCGCGCGGTCGCACTCAAGCTTCACCACCTTCGTGCAGCGCGACCCGACACACCGCGACTGCATTGCGTATTCCAACCAAAAATCCGGGAGATTGGCATGGCTTCAACGTCAGCGCCGAATGCTTTGCCGTTGCCGAACAATTGGCCGTTGCAGAAAGACTGTCTCGCCTTTTACGGCGATCCGCGGCAGGCGGAATGGCTCCATGCCAACACGGTCGACGTGCCGTGTCCATGGCCGCTTCATGTCGGCACTATCGCGGTCAAGAACATCCTCATCCATAAGAAGTGCGCCGAAAGCCTCGCCCGCGTGCTCGGCAATATCTGGGACGCGGTCGGGCGCGATGCCGGCAAGATCCGGCAGCTGCGCTATGACGTCTACGACGGCAGCTACAATCTGCGGCTCATTCGCGGCGGCGCGTCGGCGATGTCGATGCATGCTTTCGCAGCAGCCATCGATTGGGACGCGGCCGACAACGCCCAGCACGACCGCAAGCATCTGTTCCAGGACGACAGCCTCTTGGTCGTGAAATTCCGCGAGGAGAATTGGGTCTGGGGCGGCGATTGGGCCGCGGGCTCGGTCGACGCCATGCATGTCCAGGCCGCGCGGGTCCATCCATGAGCAAGACATTCTGCATTGTCGATCTTTATGGGCTCGGCGGTCTCGCAACCTCGCCCGGCATGCTGACGCTTGCCGGCAAGATCAAACAACTCGGCACGGGTTTTGTCGTACTCGGCCCCTACGATCAATCGGATTGGCAGCAAGCGGCCGAGGATCTCGGCAAGCGTCCGGCGGCCGATCTGATCGGTGCGGTCGGTTACAGCCTGGGCGCCAATAATGTCGTCCAAATCGCTGCCAAGCTCGGCCGCAAGCTCGATTATATCGCTGGCATTCAGCCGTCTTATTGGGGGCTCGGCGTCGACTGGTCGGCCGTCATCACGCTGCCGCCGAATATCGGCGCGGCGTTGTGCATCTACAATCCGTATTTCGCCGCCACCGGCGGCCTCGGTTATGCGCGCTACGCCGCGCCCTCGGGCTTCGCCGGCCAGCTCCGCCTCACCACGACCAGCGATCTGCACCCCGACGTCGATGCCGACGCCGGCGTGCACGGGCTCGTCCTGAGCGATCTGCGCAACATCATGGGGAAATGACATGCCGGAGAGTGTTCCAGATCATTTGCCGAAAAGTTTTGCGAGCCAGGCCGAGCTCGATGCTGCCTTCCATTCAGTGCGCGCTTTGGTGAATGCGCGCGCCGGCTGGTACGCGCCGATGATCTCCGACGACATGCTGAGAGACGTCGTACGCGACGCGCTCGACGCCGCGGTGAAGGTGCGCGGGCTTGCGCCGGCGAAGCCGCAGACAAAATCCTAACCGCTTCTTTCTCAAACCCAACTCCGAAACCCAACTCCGAAACCCAAGGAAAACGCAATGGGAACCGATCAATTCACCGGAATTCTGCGCGCCGTGATCCCGGCAGCCGTGGCCTATGTTGCCGGCAAGGGCTGGCTGCCCGTCGATACCGCAAGCGACATCGGTGCCGGCATTGTCACCATCCTCGCCGCGATCTGGTCGTGGAAGACCAATACGCCCGGCAAGACCGTCAAGTGAGGAGAGAAAAATGATGCGACATGCTCTCCTGCCGGCCGTGACCGCCATCGCGCTTGCCGGCTGTACGGCAGCCCAGCAGGCGCAATTCCAGTCCGACGTCACCGCTTTCAACAATGACGTAGCGCTGATCGATTCCAGCATCGCCACGGTGTCGTCGGCGCTCGCCAATAATTGCACGCAATTGGCGGCGACCGGGCAGGCGCTCGCCATTCTGATCGGCACCAGCACGGCCGCGGGCGCCGGACTGACCGGGGTCGATGCGGCGATCGTCAGTTACTGCCAGGCGCATCCGACCAATATCACAACCGCCGTCAGCGCGACGGCAGCCGCGATCTCCGCCGGCAAGGCCGCGCAATCGGCCGCCAAAGCGGGGAACTGACATGGAAGCGCTCCTCTCGATCGTCGCGGCGGTGGTTCCGGGCACGCTCGCCGGTCTCAGCCTGACGCAGTGGCTTAAGATCGCAACCGCGCTTGCGGGCGCGGAGCCGGAGATCAAGGCCGCGCTTGCGGCGCTGCATCCTGCCTTCGCCGCGCTGGTCGCGGATCTGGCGCGCGGCAGCCCGCCCGACGAAGCCGCGCGCAACCGCCTCGAAAAAATCCCGAGCGAAATGAGCGGCATTCGGTGAGGGAAGAGATGCCGGGAAAACTCGATGAGATCAGCCGCGCCATCGGATCGCTGGAAACGAGTGTCCGAGAGCTCAAGCGGCGAATGGATGAGAACCGCACCTTACAAGCCCGCCGTCACGCCGACAGTTCAGCGACCTTGCGCGAATTGTCCGACAAGCTCGACCAGCATGCCGCCGCGGTCGCAACGATCCAGCCGACGGTGGCGGCTTTAGAGCTTTCGCGTTCGAAATTGGCGACGTGGGCCTCGATCGGGCTTGGGGCCGTCGTTATTCTGGGCTGGGTCGTCGAAGCCGGCGTGAAGTGGACGGTGGGTTTAGTCCTTTCGCATTTTCAGTAAAGGCCACCATGCCTAAGCGACGGTAACAAAAACATTTCGTCCTTCTCGCCCCGCTCGGCTTCGGCCGGCGGGGCTTTTTTATTTTGTCGGCCGGGCGCTGCGCCCAGCGCAAAAAAGTAGCGTGAGGGTCCGGCAAGACCCTCACGCTTATTGCCGCAAAACAGCCTCTGCTGCGACGGCGCCTAAGCCGCGACGCTGACCGCCGTCGGGACCGAGGCGATCGTCTTCAGGACCTGAGACGTGATCTGGTACGGGTCGCCTTGCGAGTTCGGCCGGCGGTCTTCGAGATACCCCTTGTAGCCGTTATTCACGAAGCTGTGCGGTACGCGGATCGAAGCGCCGCGGTCGGCAACGCCGTAGGTGAACTCGGTGATGGCCGCGGTCTCGTGCTTGCCGGTCAGCCGCATATGGTTGTCCGGGCCGTAAACCGCGATGTGATCCGCGCGAGCGCCCTCGAACGCCTTCATCAGCGCTTCGAAGTACTCCTTGCCGCCGGTTTCGCGCATGTAAGTGGTCGAGAAGTTGCAGTGCATGCCGGAGCCGTTCCAGTCGGTGTCGCCGAGCGGCTTGCAGTGGAACTCGATGTCGACGCTGTACTTCTCGGTGAGCCGCAGCATCAGGTAACGGGCCATCCACATTTCGTCGGCGGCCTTTTTGGAGCCCTTGCCGAAAATCTGGAATTCCCACTGGCCCTTGGCCACTTCGGCATTGATGCCTTCGTGGTTGATGCCGGCGGCGAGGCAAAGATCGAGATGCTCGTCGACCATCTTGCGGGCGATGTCGCCGACATATTTGTAGCCGACGCCGGTATAGTAGGGGCCTTGCGGCGCCGGATAACCGCTCGCCGGGAACCCGAGCGGGCGGCCGTCTTTATAGAAGAAGTATTCCTGCTCGAAGCCGAACCAGGCGCCGGGGTCGTCGAGAATGGTGGCGCGTTTGTTCGATTCGTGCGGCTCGCCGGTCGGCAGCATCACTTCGCACATCACCAGCACGCCATTGATGCGCGCCGCATCCGGATAGACGGCGACCGGTTTGAGGACGCAGTCCGAATTGGAGCCGGTGGCCTGATTGGTCGAAGAGCCGTCGAAGCCCCAGAGCGGCAGCTGTTCGAGCGTCGGAAACGCGTCGAATTCTTTCAGCTGCGTCTTGCCGCGCAAGTTAGGCACTGGCGTGTAACCGTCGAGCCAGACGTATTCGAGTTTATATTTTGTCATGACGTCTCCCGTGAGCTGATGCGCAAGAAGTGAAGGGCTGCTGAAGCGTGCACAGCGTCATCGGCGCAAGGACGCCGACTGCCGCCCATTTCAAGCATTTAGTGTGCCAATCCATGCGCGAATGGCGCCCAAACGCCTGAATGCTGCAGTGCCGCAGCAATCTGCCAGCATAATTTTGCGAGTGAAATAAGCAAACACGGGAATGCACATAATGTAGTCAAACGATGATTTGATCTAAGGCAATACGAACAATGTGCGAGCAAAGGGTTATATTAATCGAGAATCAGGACACTCAATAACAAAGGCGCCGTTCTTTGCGCGCCGACCGAAGGAACTGAGCTATGGCTGCACATTTATCAGGATCGCCGACCTCATCGGGTTCGGCGACGATCTATACGTTTCCCCCGCGGGGCCGTTTCGCGCTGCGCGATCACGGTGACGGCTTGACCGCCGCGGCGAATACTCAGCTGCCGCGCGGCGCGCGCTTCGCGCCGGCGAGCAGTGGCTGGTATCACGACGACGCGATCCGCGCCGACGAGGGGCGAGACAACTAGTTTCGTCAGCTCGTGTTTGCGGGTCAGTACGGGCGCGCGGCCGATCCTAATTGCTGCCCGGCGTAATTGTGCCCTGTTGGCTTCGGCCGGCGGGGCTTTTTTGTTATCTTGCTTGGCCTCATCCGGGTGTGCGGAAGTGCTTTCCGTGGCCTGGCCTAGCCTAGGTTGCGCTTCCCGACTCCGGTTTAGCCGCATTGGAGATTGGCAACAGGCACGCCTCTCTCACAATCGAACCACGGAGATTGTTCAAAGCGGTATTTACATTGACGACTTTAACAAGCCCGTCCTGAACTAAGCCTTGGCGGGTCCAGCGAGGCGCTCCTTTGGTCCACTATTCATCGCGGGAAGCTTCGGACAGGCAGCACAGCAAGGTCGAGCGCGTTTCGTATTGGATTACGATTGGTCTTTAGCCCGACGGTGGTCGCGCCCCAGTCGCTGCAGTCAAGCGTGGTGTATTTTATCCAGCGGCGCAGGTCCCGATTGTGGCGCAATTCGCGTCTGATACGCAGGCCGAAATAACCGGTGTGGGTGTTGTAAAACCCCGGAGAGATGCCGCGGCCCCGGCCGTGCCCGTGAATGAATCGAAGCCGCTCCGCTCCCATCTCCCACGCTTGTTCGACAATCATGGCCATCGGCGGCCCGACAAAGTCGGACGGGTGATAGCCATGCAGGTCAATTTTTGCGATCAGCGGGCTCGCTGCGTCGGTGCCCATGAGGCTAATCCGTTCATTCTCAGAAACGATGCGCTGCGCTCGCAAAACCACTCGACCTTTTGCCACGCGATTGGGTGGCTGGGTTCTTGGATACTTTTAGAACTTTGCACGTTGCGCCAAGCACGGAATTACGCGCAACATTTGAGGCTATTCGAGAGAGTTCTACAAGCCTTGTAAGCTTTGGGCGATGGCCCGGACGAACAAACTCCAAAAACGTCGCATCTAACAGCGCCTCCGGTCCGTAGAGGCCTTCGACATCTTCAACATCGAATCACGGAGAACGCGCGTGCTGTATGAACGGCTGCGTGACGAATGGCATACGCGCAAACGCGCCGCGCCAATTTACCCGGCCATGACCTTCGCGCCAGAAGGGCTCGTGCTCGGTGCCGGCACGGTACTTCTCCAGGCGGAGGGGCCACGCCGGCTGCAAAGCTTGCGCGGCCAGGAAGCGCGGGTTCTCGCGTTGTTGGCTGCGGCATACGGGAAGGCCGTGGCCCCGGTAGTGTTGGGTAACATTGAACGCGCCGTAAGATCCTGGCGGGACGGTGATGGGTGTCTCGCACACATCCACCTCGCGCATGGCGGCCTGCGCCAGCCAGAAGACCTTAGAAGCGCAGCATGTCGTTTGTTTATCGCCGAAAGCGCCATGAAAGCCGGCATGAGCCCGCGCACTATCATTCAGGCGCTGAAGATCGATTATTTAGACGTCGACGCGTTCAAAAAGCTTTACAACCCAGCGGAGCCACGCGTGCCCGCCGGGAGCGGTAGAACTAGCGGCCAGTGGACGCGCGGGCTTTCGTCGCTCGGCGAACTGACACCAGTCGCGGCGGAGGCTCTCGGAAGATTTGCTGTCCGTCTTCTGTTCTCACGCACGAGCGCCGCGGCGAAAGTCCTATTCGGATTGCTGTTCATTCCGTCACCGAACATGGTCCGCGTCGATGGCGAGGTGCCTGGGGTAGCCGGGCTTCGCTACGCTTGGAATCGCGACGAGACGCTGCTTCACCTAACCTACGACAATGCCAACGGGCAGCGGAGCATTTTCACCGCTCAGCTGGAGGATGACGTCTTCCGCGACAAGAATGGCAGGATTGTCGCGCGCATCCTGTCCGGCGGCAACGTCGTCGTCGATACGGCCGCGGTGTTCCCCGACGCCGTGAACGATGACGAGCCGAGGCTTTGTCCCCTCCCGGGTCTCGACAAGCCCGGCGAAAGAGGCAGGGACTACGCGGATTATGTGAAAACCGTCGTCAACCCCATCGACACCACCCCCCGCTATTGGGGTTTTCAGCTTGTGAATCCAACCAATGGAAGTCAAGTTTATTATGACGACTGCCAACACTCGACCGGCATGATGGTGGAGGCCAAAGGCCCAGGATACGCGAAACTTTTACAATCTCCGATCATCAACGATTCGGTCAAAAGGGAGTTTTTGGAAGAGTCCGCCCGTCAAATCGCGGCGCTGGGCACGCGTCGACTCCGCTGGTACTTTGCGGAGCCGACAGTAGCTGATTTTGCGAGAGATCTATTTCGAACCTCTGGAGGGGGGCGGGAAAGGATCGACGTCCGAGATCTGCCTTGGCCGTGA